CTCATTGTCATTAGTGGTAATTGCTGATGCCTTTTTCCGTGATCTAAATTTGTAAACCAGAGGCAATTGTTTGTCGCAACGATTCGTGTTCCCTCATCATCAATACGAGCCTCCGAACCATATAAATCATATGATTCAGGCACAATGAAACCAGAGATCCATCGCCCCATTCCAGTACCAAGCCAAATTTTATTTTCTTTAATCAAAGGAAATACTTCCTTATATGTAATAGCATTGATATTTGCAATAATTAAGAAATCTTTATCATAATCAACAAGTTGTTTTATATATTCTCTAAATAGACTAAATGGGGGATTAGTAATTACAATGTCTGATTGCATTAAAAGCTCTGTGCTTTCAATACTGCGAAAGTCGCCATCGTTTTTAAAATATTTAATCTTTTTGTCAATACGATTTAAATCAAGGTCATCGCTATCGCACTCAATATAAAATGCTTTTTCCGTATCACACCTTTCATCCAATTCATTATTTTGCTTTTTATAACACGCTGATATTAATTTTTTAAGACCAAATTTACTAAAATTAATAAAAAAGTATTTAAAGAAATTACTGATTCTTGGATCATCGCAATTACAATACACAACGCGACCACGAAATACATCAGGATTATATTCTATATATTTATCGATTTCTTTCTGAATATCACAATATTGTGTATAAAATTCATCACATTTAGCTTTTTTAGCCTTATGTAATAATTTGTTTTTCACTTTTCTTTCCATATTTTCCTATTTTATTTATATAGAACCTTGAATATAATCTTTATTTATTTCATCTGTTATGTCAAATTGCCAATCTTTGAATTTCATACAAATAGTAGATTTAATATCACCGTTCTCACATTCGTATATTTGTGTGGATAGTTGTACTTTGTGTTCTTCTAGCAAATTATTAAGGGAAAATATGAATTTTGATACCGTTTCTTTATCTTCTTTTGTTATTCTTGATGCCATTCCACTCATACAACTTCCTTGTATTTTTATTTATAAAAGTACAGTTTAATTATTTATATCTAATATGTTATATTATATGGCATTACCAATTACCTATTCCACATATTTGATGCCCATTTACATATTGTATCACTAATAGCAGCATCGCCATATACATCAATGATTCCATTAATAACACCATAAATCATATTTGGATTAAAATATGCACCACTGGCCATCGCTTTTTCAAGCACCGTAATTAATTCGTCTTTTAAATCCATATTAATATCATTCATGTAGAACTTCCTTGTTTTTTGTTTATAAAAATAAAAATATTATATTTGGTAATAAAAATTCATGTGTTTTAGTTCACCACGTTACATACCATGTTTTCTGGATTAAATCTGGATATAAATATTGGATAATAATCGCCAACATTTTCTGTTCCAACTGATAAAACTATTTTACCAGTAATAGAATCAAAAAACTCAATTGCATCATTTTTACGATCATAATCAGATGGCATCTCAACACCAATTACCTTTATTGGTGGAAATGTGTTTTCAATTACTACATTTCTATGTTTTATTAATGTTCGCATTGCTGACCTAAATCCATCACATGGATCTTCGATTGCTGATATAATTTCATTATCTAATATAAAATCAACAGTATTTGCGGTTTCTCCTTTATTATAACCACGGCGTATTTTATATTCACCAAACGAAACACCCGAAAGCATATGTTGGCCAAGTAAATCGCTCATTTTCATTTTTAAATATCCTATTATTATACGTTTTACTTAATTTCAAATATTTATATCTAATATGTTATAGTATAAATATATAATTTTTGTATTAACTAATATCATATTCATTATATATTATATAAAATTCGGTTACATTTTTAAAAATTTGCAGAATAAGAATTAGTAGTTGGCAAACCTTTATGACAAATATTAATACTTTTTGCCGTTCTTGCACGACATCCGACTATATTACAACGCCTTGTGTAATAAAAGAACTGTTCTTTTGTCATCGGTATTTATAAGAAGAGGTGGTAAGATTCGAACTCACGGCTCAGATTGTTTACTGAGTCAACTGCTTTCAAGGCAGTCCGCATAAACCACTCGCGCACACCTCCATATTTTCTAGGTATTATACATAAACTTCTTTGTTTTTCATGTTATATTCCCTTTTTAATAAATCTTCTATATAAAACAAAATTTCATCAGTATAACTTTTTTGAATTAAACATCGTATTGTATAAAAATTATCAAATGTTGTTTCTGAAAAATAAAAATAATTTGTGTTTCTATATGTAGTATCAGCATTTATATAAAACCAATCTACACATAAATATTCACTATCATTATATGATAACACAAAACTATTTGATTTTCTTTTTAATAACCACGAATAATTATTTTTATCGGTATAATGAAATTCTTCTAAATAATCATCATAGGTATCATAATATTCTTTATCTACCATTTGGATATTCATATAATGTTCCTTTTAGTTTAAAAAAGTCGGTAGTGGCGGACTCGAACCACCAACTAGGTATATCTACCTTTCCTTTCGTGTATTTTCGGCTTTACACTTACCTACCGATGACAATAACTTATAGTCAATTAAAATATAGTATTAAAAATAATAAAAAATCAGAGATCCGAAAATTATAACACAGAGAGCGAGGCTAGGTTATTAAATGATTCTCGGAAATCTGATTTTATTAGCTGTTCCACCTGGACTCGAACCAGGGACAACGCGATTAACAGTCGCGGGCTCTACCAACTGAGCTATGGAACATTAATTTAATAACTTTTACCTTCTTTATATCGTTTTCTTCTATATGCTCTACCATTACCTTTATTTAATCCCTTATAGGTAGAAGTCAATGAATCACAATTAGGACATATAACTCGTAAATTTGATAAATTATTATTCTCGGAATTTCCATCTATATGATCTATAACCAATGGATATGTATTAGAATATTGATTTTTTTCACTCCAACAACATATAGAGCACTTATTATCAGATTTATTCAATAAATAAGTTCTTGCAAATCGCGGTAATTTTTTATATGTAGTTGGATTATTAAGCCATAATTCTATATATTTATTTTTAGCATATTCTTGTTGACATGCATTATTACAATATATCGAATGTGCTTTTTTTATATAAGATCCACAGAATAAACAAGTATTATGTATAGGATTTCCATGTCTAATTACATTAATATTATTTATTTTAGCGGCACAACTAGAACTACAAAATTTATTCTTTCTTTTTTCATATGATAATGTACGATCACAACATGAACATTTATTAGGTGATTCATTGTATAGTGTTATACGTTTATTATGCTGTTCTTTATAATATGCACGAGTTTTTTCTTGTGCTAACTTCCATCCTAATGTATTTGTGCATGTAGACATATTTAATATTCCTTATTTTTATAATAGTTTATAAAAGCAAGAAATATTTCTGAAATGTCAGGCAGTGTAGTTAAAAGCTGGTGGCCGGATTCGAACCGACGATGGGTTTCCCCGCTTGATTACAAATCAAGTCCAATACCGCTATGGGACACCAGCATAATGCTGTATTTTTTGAAACTTAAAGCAGGTGAAAAAGTTTATCACAGGACGTTTTTACCTTCGTGGTTTCAACCGCAAGTCCGTTTCTGCCGTTGTTATTATCAAGTAACGCTTGTTACTTGTCGTGCATTGAGCTACGGGCTCAAAGGCAGTGGCAATCTTCTTGTGAAGTGTATTGCGGAACCAACGACATTCCTACGCATTACAGGTGCGTTGCACTACCAATTGTGCTATGTTGGCATATCTATCTGACTGGACTTGAACCAGTAACTTCCGATTCCCAAAATCGGCGGTCTACCACTTGATCTACAGATAGTAATATAATGAATTAAAATATTATAATCACATCACAATATTTTAACTTTTAGAGCATCTAATGAGATTCGGACTCATGACATACGGTTTGGAAAACCGTCATTCTACCAACTGAATTACAGATGCAATATAATGGGCGATCTTGGACTTGAACCAAAGACCTGCGGCTTATAAGACCGACGCTCTAACCAACTGAGCTAATCGCCCGAATATTTTATATTAAATAATGTAACCGAAAATTCAATAATCTAAAAGAATCACAGTTCTTTTATACAAATATAGTAAAAATATATATTATTGGCTATTAAAATTATAAAATCCAACGTATTTTTGGTTCACCCGTGTAACCATGTTCCCAAACAAACCAAGCAAAACATATTGTACTTCGTTGAAGAGTTGTACCATCATCATTTTTTTCATTTCCATTTTTCATTGGCTTTATTCTTTGTGAATGAACATATACATATTTTAAAGGTGTAGTTTTAAATAAATTGTGTCTTTTTATACCTTCCAATAATTGTATTCTTGCTAACAGTATAACTTTTTGTGTTGATATATCCAACGCTTTTTTAATAAATGAATCTATCAATGAAAACGGTGGATTTGTAATAACAGTATCAAATTTAGTTTTATAATCAAAAGACAAAAAATCTATACCCGATATTATATCAACATTAAATTTATCGTCTCTTTTTATCAAATCAGTTGATAATATATTTGCATTAGGATAATGTTTTTTTAATACAGTAGAAATATGCCCCATACCCGCAGCAGGTTCTAATATTGTATTTCCTAATTCATTTGAAAATATATTTTCATATTTTAATAATTTTTCGATTGCTGATAATGGAGTTGCATAAAAATCATTATCTGCTCTATCATTTCCTGTTCCTGTTAAAGACCGTGCTGATACCGTTGCCATGTATACCTCATTTATTATATATTACAAAAAATAGTCCGATCATTGGAATTCGAATCCAAACTAACAGAATCACAATCTGTTGTGCTACCACTACACTATGAAAGGCATGAAAAACTTTAAACAATTATTAATCGGTATGAAAAGACTTGAACTTTTACTTCATTTCTGAAAATAGCTTCTAAGGCTACTGTGTCTACCACTTCCACCACATACCGAGATTATAATTGGCCAGCGTGGATTTGAACCACAACTAAAAGCTTCAAGGGCTCTTGTGCTACCGTTACACCACAGGCCAATAAAAAATATCATATCAAACAGACTTGAACTGTTATTACTAGATTGAAAATCTAGCATCCTAACCAACTAGATGATGATACGTTAAATTCTATTATGATAGATACTACCTATCTTTTTCCATATGATCTTTTAATACTTGAAAAGTATAATGAATATTTGTTACTATTCACATATGTTATAGAATTAGTGGCCACGTGTGAAATTGAATCACCGATACGAGGATTTTCAGTCCACTGCTCTACCAACTGAGCTACGAGGCCATATTTATAAACAAAAATGATCATGGAAGGACTCGAACCTTCGACCCACGCATTAAAAGTGCGTTGCTCTGCCAACTGAGCTACATGATCGTGTATATAAAAGCTCCAAAAACTGGACTCGAACCAATAACCTCGGTGTTAACAGCACCTTGCTCTACCATTGAGCTATTCTGGAATAATAATCAGAGTGCCACCGGTAGGACTCGAACCTACACGCGCCGAAGAGAGGTGCTTTACAGGCACCCGATCCAACCAATTGATCAACAGTGGCAAATTATAAAGGAAAATAAAGGATTCGGACCTTTGGAGAGATCAAACTCAGTGTATTAGTAATACACTGCCATAAACCACTCGGCCATTTTTCCCTAAATAAATAAATAGCGGAGGCAGGATTTGAACACTGCGACCTTCGGGTTATGAACCCGACGAGCTACCAACTGCTCCACCCCGCGTCGAAAAAATTAATGGACAAGCCGAGACTCGAACTCGGGAATCTCCTCCGTGCAAGGGAGGCGTTCTACCAACTGAACCACATGCCCATTTATGTTATACAAGTAATAAGATAACATATAATATGCGATATGTTATCTACAAAATGTAACCGAACTGTCAATCATCAATTGAAATCACCGTTTCAATATTCAAAATATAGTAAATAATAAAATAAAAAGTGTATAAAAATAAAAAAATCTAAGCAGTGCCTAGATTTTTTTATTTTTCCACGTTGCACTTATCACGTTTTCCTATTTCCATTACTTGTATATTCCATAAAAAATGAACAAGCTGGAAAATATCCATTATTAGCAAATTGATGTTTGCTTGATATTAGATATTTATTTGTAAGTACAGTTTTCATATTATTCCACGTATTTGCTATAAAGTTTATAATACTTTAAATAAAAAATAAACAAATAACATAAAATATAATGTAAATTTTTGTTTACATATTATTAAATTATATCATCATATTGATAATATCAGAATTAATATAATTTTGAAATCTAGTTAATACATTTTCATTATATAAATTAAAAACAGGAATATTATTATGTTTTGCTATTCGGATAGATAATCCAGTTCCGCCCATATCTTTTCCATTTTGAGTCCAACATACTACAAATTTAACAGGTTGATCTAAATTTTTACCTAAAATAATCATGGCATTTCTACCATGCAATTTTTTAACATAATTAGAACAATTATTCCAATTATTGTGAAAGTTAGAAGCATATTCGATTGCTTTTAATGATGCATCATTAGCTTCAAAAATTTCTTTATTTTTTATATTAGATTCAAATGCGGTATCAGCACCAATAGCATGGCCAGACCGTAAGCAAAAACTGTCAGATTCTAACTTAATAGAAATAAGGTTCATAATATTTAAAATATTTTCAGGTGTATTTCTACTTCCAATACCAGCATAAAAATTAATCATATTAGTTATCATATAATTATTTTATAAGATTAAAAAACGTATTTAATTCATTTGGTGTTATTATTTTAATATTATATCCAGACTTTACAAGTATATTAATAGTAGTTAATTTTTTAGGACCTGCATTATCACCTAATAATACTAAATTAGTTTTCTTTGTAATAGAAGAGCAAATAGTTCCCCCATTTTCAATTACTAATTTTTTAAATACTTCACGATCAAGTTCATTAAAAGTACCGGTCATAATAGCAACATAACCATCTAATTTATTGCTAGTTTTTTCAATAGTAGCAATATTACATGCAATATTCATATTAACTAATTCATTAACAAGTTCAGTGTTATTATGTATCCAATTATAAAATATATTAGCAACATTTTCAGTAATACCACAATCAATTAAATCATTTATAGTAAACGTAGAATTTAATTTTTTAATTGAATTAGCAATAAGAGGAGATACACTATGCCCAACTGATGGAATAGACAATCCTTCAATTAACTGATGTAAGTAATTATTTTTAGATTTTTGTATAGAATTAATTATTTTATTTGCACTTTTTTCTCTAATGTTTCCTAATCCAATTAAATCATTTACTGTTAATTTATAGAAATCAGCAACAGATTTTAATTTACCAGCATCTAATAAATTTTGTACTAATGCTTCACCCACACCGGTAATATTCATGCATGATCTACTAGCAAAATTAACAAATTTTCCAAAAATTTGCACTTGGCAATCAGCATTATCACACACCCATGATATTAATTTATCACCATTTGCATTTGTTTGGTTTTTTAAAATATTACCACAAAATGGGCAAACCGTTGGTCTATAATAAGCATCAGTATTATTACTCCAATATGGTGTAATATTTTTATTTTCTTTTTTTAATACTTCATAATCATCTTTTTTACGTTTTGTTTCTATACATTGAACAATTTCTGGTATAATTTCTCCAGCTTTTCTTATAATTATATTACAATCTTTATGTAAACCCAAATAATCAACAATATCCCAATTGTGTAAACTGCATCTTTTTACCTTTGTTCCAGCCAATTGTATTTCTTCAAAAATAGCAACGGGTGTTATTGCACCAGACATACCTATAGAGTGTTCTATATTTAATAAATGGGTTTGTTTTTCTTCTGGTGGAAATTTATATGCTCGGTAATAATTTGGTGATTTTGTTGTTCCACCAATTGTTTTATAAAATTGTTTTTCATTTACTTTAATTACTATACCATCAATAGCAAATGGTAAATTATATCTTTGTAATCTCATATGTTCCGCTATTTCTTTAAAATTATCAATATTAACAATATGATATTCTTGTACATAAAAACCAAATTTTATTAATGTATCAAGATCATCACTTTGCCTAATACATTCGGTTCCTCGTACATATGAATATGCAACAAACGATAGTTTTGCATTTTTAACAACACTAGTATCATGTGATTTCAATATTCCAGCCGCACCATTTCTTGGATTTGACATTGGTTTTTTATTATTATCAATTAAATAATCATTATATAATTCATAATTATCAATAAACCAAACAACTTCACCTCGTATTTCATGTATTCCTTTTATTGGTATTGTTTTTGGTATATTTTCAATTTGTAATACATTTTCCCATACAGAATCCCCAATATTATCTTGTCCACGTGTAATAGCATCAACTAAAATTCCATCATTATATATTAATGCTAATCCTAGACCATCCATTTTAAATTCAATAACATATTCATTTATATTAAATTTAGTATTTATTCCATTTACCCAAGATACTGATTCATCTATTCCATTTGCATTTGCTATAGAAACCATAGGAATTTCATGTTTTACTTTTTTAAATCCTACCGCACCATCAACAACTGTTCGTGTTGGTGATGTATCTATAATTAATGTTGGATTATTTATTTCAAACGCTTTTAATTCTTTATATTTGGAATCATATACAGAATCTTCAACGGATGGATTACCTAATGCATATTCTTTTGTCCATTCATTTAAGATATCCACCAAAGTAGCATATTCAAAAAAGGTCATATTATTTCCTTTATATTTGGTATTTTATTATATTCGTTTTTTAACATAGTAATAAGTTTCGTTATTGCTATTACTTTACAACCATTACGATGATCATCAGTTATAGCATTATTAAATTTATCATATATTAATAACTGCTTTTTATCATATGTTATGTTTAGATTATAACCATCATCATTATTTTTTGTATCTAATAATGTAATATATTCCTGAATATAACTTTGTATTTTCAGATCTATTATATTTGATGCTATATCATTTACTGTTATATCTGATATCACTGGTTTATTGTTTTTATTTTTCATAATATTTATAATATAGTAAATTTAAACAAAATTAAATAGCATTTTTAATTATTTTCCATGAGTTTCTAGCATTTTTAATTAATGCATCATGTTCATTAATAGAAGTTTTCATATAATTTTCAATAATATTCAATAAAACATTTAATGCATCTTTTCTTTTTTCATAAACATAATACACATGCATACCAGATATAAACATTCTATCATGCTCTATAAGACATGATAAATCAATATCAGTGCAATCATATACCTTATCCATTATTAATCCACCTATAGCACACCAATACGATACATAAATAGGTTCTATAGGTTTACATTCATATTCTGGATATGTAATTATTTCATTTCCATTAATATCTTTAAATATTATGCATTTACCTTTATTAGAATTGGCTACGTTGGTAATTTCTAAAGAATTTTCGTTTTTTATAGAATGTTGACCCGAATTAACTAGCGGATGAAAAATTAATTTATGATGATTTGGGCATAAGGGAATAGTTACGTTATTATTTATTCGTATATTAGCTTCAGTTTGAATTTCTTTTGGTATAAAATGATGTAATTCTATCAATTGACGATTTTCTGTTTCATAGTTACAATTAGGGAATACGCATTTAAATTTCACAAACTTACCACATTTTATAAAACATAATATAATAAAAAATTAGTATAAAAACAATATAAACTATATAAAAAGGATATAAGATGAAAAATACCTATATAGAATTTATTAATAAAATTTGTGAAGGAGATCAACTATTGATAGAATCTGTCACCAAGATGTATAAAATACTAGTTGAAGATACCTTACAAACATCAACTGATACTACAAACACAGAAAATAAACCTGATGTTGTTATAAATACAGAAAATATAACACCAGATAATGCACAAGTAATAGCGGGTAAATTGGTTGAATTAGCAAAAACAAAAGAACAAGCATCAACCGATACGCAAAAAATAGAAGAGCAACAAAAAGAAATATCAAATTTAGCCGGTGCAGCAAATGGATAAATATACACAATTTATAAATTTAATGGAATCGGTTCTAGGTAAAGATGATATATATTCAACTGCGTTATCATTATATACGGTTATATTAGAATCAAGTATACCACTTAGAATACCAGATTCCATGCATCAAAATTGTGCATTTGATTATAAAGGAATATTTAATATTGTTCCAACGGCAAATGGTACAAATAGTCCAGATTGTGTAGGTAATTATAAATATGGACCAGCAATGGCGGGTCCCACAAGAAATATTGGTGATGAAACAAAGAAATATTTTGGAAAAGCACCACAATTTAAAAAATATAAGACAGTAACATCAACATCAATAGATAAGATGATAGATAAAGCAAATTCACATATTCCACAACAAATACCATATAGTGGAATACCATATAGTGCTCAACCAATGGTTAGAGGATTTAGCACCACATCATACTATGAAAATCCAAATATACAAGGTGTTACCACTATTACAACAGGAACATCAACAGCAAACTAACATACAATATTATATTAATAATGGTTAATGCAATAAAACCGGTTTGTTTAGATTTAATTTTTTTAATATCAATACCAAGAAATCCACAATTATTTAATATATTTTTTATTGAATCTGTATTTTCCGCAATTCCCGTGTTTATATTTGATAAATTATTTACAACTGTAGTATCTATATAATCATATAATTTTTCATTAGTTATATTATTTAATTGTTTTGTATGATGATCTATCATATCTTTATGTTGTTCTAATATACCATCTATATATCTAAATTCTTTTCCACATAATACTGATTGGTTAATTAAATATTGCAAATCTTCAATATTTTTTATCAAAATAGTACATAAACTTACTGTATTTTCGTATAAATTTTTAACATCATCGTCAGTATCAGAACATACAGAATCAACAGTATCTCCATGAGTATTATCATTTGTATCAACATACTCTTTGGAATAAGTTATTATTTTATTTAAAATAGGTACAATATTAGTATAATTTTCATTATCGGATATATAATTATCAGCAGTATCATTGTATTCCATACCATTCATATATCTTTCTAATTCATCTATATCATCTACATTTGATGTAGCATTTTTATATATAGTTTCTTTTATTCCAATTTCATCAACATGGGAGATTCTATTATATGTAACATAATCAACGTTTTCCAATTTTGTTCTATTAGATTCACACCAATCATTTTCATTTAAATCTGGAAAATAAGTATCACCAGTATAATCACCAGTTATATATGATATATACATTTTATCAACAACGTTTTTTTCAATAGCTTCTTTATATATTTTTGCACCACCAATTACGACCGCTTCTGATATTTTTTTAATATTTAAATCAACTAAACAATCTAATAATGATGAATAATATCTAACATTTTTTGTTGATTCCATATTATTAGCATTAGTTGATATAACAATATTTAATCTATCTGATAAACCATCTGGCAAATTTAATGATTCAAATGTTTTTCTACCCATTATAACAGCTTTGCCAACAGTCATACTTTTAAAATATTTTAAATCAGCACTATTTTTCCAAGGAAGTTTATTTTTATTACCTATTAATCTATTTTTATCCATTGCAACTATTAACGAGACGATCATTATTATTCCTTTTTTAAATCAAATGTAACATATGAAATTGAATACTCTTTAATTCGATTATTTTCATCACATGTACCAACACCAACAGGATAATAATTAATATTTTCTGCTGATTTTAATATTTCTTCTAAATATTTACCCTGTTTAGTATTTCTAGTTTCAAAAACAACAGTTAAACTATTATTTTCTATTTTAGATGATACCGAATCAGCCATAGCATGTTTATCCCATGATACCGCAGGATTTATATTATTTAAATTTCTTTCTATTGGGTTTACTTCTTCAATTGTTAATTTTTTAGTACCATTATTAATACTATCATTAATTTTTTTTATACAATCAAGTGGATACACACGACCACTATAAGTTACTATATCAGCAGTTATTATATTTGCTGATATTTTTGTTTTATCTTTAGGTTTTTTTGGCATCGGTAGTATCCTTTAATTCTTTTAATTTAGTAACACCTAATGTAATTGATATACTTCGTTCTAAACATAATCGTCTTCTATTCCAATAATCAGAAATAGAACGTAAAAATAATCGCATTTTTTCACCAGTGGTTTTATTATTTATTATTTTAATCGCATCATCATACATTATTCTACACATTTCTAATTCTTTTTTTAGTCTTATTTCATCGCCAAATAAATTATCATATAATTTTTTTTGTTCATCAGTCATTGACTTTAATATATCATTATTTTGCATTTGCTTTCCTAGATTTATTATGATGTTCTAATAAAATTTTTATTTCTTTTTGGTAATCATGACACTTTAATACTCTATAGGAATCATTGTTTTCACTGAACCACGCAATAAAAGAATCACCAAGTTCAAGACCAGTATTTTTCATTATTATATACTTATACAAACTTAATTGTAATGAATATACATCTAATTTAGAATTTGATATATAATCCAGTGGATATAATAATTTATATTTACTAGTCAATGTAAACTCAGTATTAGTTTTCCAATCCCAAATTTCTATTTTCTTAGATTTTTTATTATAAAATAATTGATCAATCATACCACACAATAAAAATTCATTATCACCAACAATAAATTCAGACTTTAATGGAATCATTTTACCAAGCATATCTTTATAAAACTTATTTACCATTGGTATTATTTTTTTATAATTTGCTTCAATAGGATCTCTTTTATTAAATACCTCAAGCATATGATTTTTAGGATATTTTTCAATCTTATGTGATAAATAATTTTCAATGTATTTATGAACAAGTGTGCCCTTTTCTGTTGATATTAATGCTTTTTGCTTCCATTCAGCTAACACTTTTTGTGCTGTACAATCGGTTTCACCCGCTAATCTACGCTTATTTGCTGTTCTTTCCGATTGCAATTCAGCATCAAACTCTTCCAATGTATGAATTAATTGTGTTACTGATGTGGTTGACTTACCATCTATTGTGTATTTATGTATATCTTCATTAAAAATGATATTATCAAATACCGACATTTTTTCAAAAAATTCAAACATGTTTACCTACATATTAAGTGTTCTTTTAATAAAATTAAATTATTTTGTTGCTTTTATCAATATAAAAGCTATATTATTTACTATTAACAATCAAAATAAGGATTACATATGCTTACAGCAAACAAAATAACAGAAATAGAAAAAACAGCAGAATTACGTGGAATGCTTCCAGGTAAATCTGGATTTAAGAGTTTCGTAGAAGAAATGGCACACAATTATGATATTACACAAACTGAAGTAAGAAAACTTTTTACTAATGATCTTGAAGAATGGAAATTTATTAAAGGTTATAATAAGCGATATCAAATTAGTTCATTTGGTCGAGTTAAAGGATTAAAGAACCAGATTGTAAAAACATATTATAATACAGCAAATTCAGAATGGTTCCGACCATATACTGAAGATCAAACTAGAAATCACATATCAATTGAACGTGCTGTTGCCGAAACCTTTATTAAAAAGGAAGCACGTAATCTATCATTAGTAAATCATAAAAATGGCATACGTACTGATAACAGAGTCGAAAATTTGGAATGGACTCGATAATTTTATATTTTATTTTATTAGAAATTTAAAAAGATACTTCGGTATCTTTTTTTATTTTAAATTAAATTTAATAATTTTTATAATTTTATTAGCTATATAATAATTACAATCATCAACTGGAATAATAGACAAAAACTTTTTTGAAATGGTGGTATCCCAATGTTCATCTATATAATCTTCGGCTACACCAAACACTGAATATTGTATTGCATATTCAACAAGCAAATTTGATTCCATTTTTTTATTAATAATATCTTTATATGCTTTTTTTAATATTTTATACCAAGATGAAATAAATATATCATTAACATCATATGATTGTTCATTTGCTATACGTTTTTCTTTTTTTGCTAATTCATATTCTTCTATATTATTTAAGTAAATTTTAATATATGGAACTACATCATCAGCAACATCAATAGATAATGGAATATCTATATTAGTAATAGGACAAAATTTAGGCATATCGGTGTCTTTATTTTTTAACATATATTGAATAGTACAATTAGCTAATATATCAATTTTCATATTATATCACCGTTGTTAATCGTGCTTCTAAACCTTTATTAACTAAAATAGAAATTATATTATCCGATAATTTTGAAATATCGTTTTTACTTTGTATATACTGTTGTATAAATTGTTTTATTTCTTTTATTTCTGTTAAATATTTCCAAGTTTTCCACTCAATATCAGTCATGGTCCCTTTATCTATTATTAAATATCCATATGGACCCATTTTATATCTGGGTATAACAACGCAAACACCATTAAATTCATCAAATGTTATTTTCATATTATTTCCTATAATTGTATATTTAATTGTTCAATAACTAAATATATTATTAATTAAAATTATATTATTTTATAAATGTTTATATGAATATAATAAAAAAATAAATAATATAAACTATAATAAAAGGACTAAATATGATTTCACAAGAAACACAACAAGAATTTAATACATATTTAAAAAAACTTATAAACGATACCACATTAGTTGAAAGCATAATGTCTGGATACAATATAATACATGAAGGGGTAATAGGAAAAGCATTAGGTACGGCGGCTTTAGTAGGAAGTTTAGCTATGCCAGCAATGGCAAACCAAACCAACGATAGTATACCAAACAATCCAGAAGACGTTAAGACTTATGCTACTGAGTTAATAAATGATGTTCAAGATGAATATTTAGATACATACGATATTGATAAATCAAAAGCATATAAGAAAGTATTAACCACATATGATACATTAAAAGAAAAAGATCCAAAATTAGCTAATTTATTTGCAAGAAAAATTAACTTAAATTTGCATAATGAATTAAAAATAGCACCTATTATAGGAAACGACCCAATAGTAAATTCCGATAATACCGATGATAATAATATATAAAATAGGATAATATGATGTCTATTATAGATGATTATGATATACTTAAAGGATTAACAGAAGCGGTATCGGAAAATGAAAACGAAAATAAAGAGCCGTTTCCAACTATAGATACCGAAAGATTTAACGCATATATACAATCACCTTCTGATATTTCCGAAGATGTTTTATATCAATTAGTAGATTTGGTTGAAGGTAAATACGATATTAATCCAGAAAAACCCCAAATAGATGTTTCAGCACCTAAAACTATTGATAGATTATTAAATTCACAAACTATAATATATATAACAGAAGATAATATTCCTGTTGGTATGGTAAATATTATAGATCCAACAATTAAAAACTTTCAAGATATTATTCCTCTAGATATATATTCATTACAAAGTGGTACAAATTTAAATGGTAGACTACAACAAGAATTTTTTTCTGTTGCTGATGAATATGCTGATATGGGTATTGCTCAAGAATTAAAAGCTCAAATAAACGCTTTGGATATACCTACATTTACTGTTGTTGATGAAACTGATACAAAAACTATTAAAGGATTAGCAAAAAATGGTTATCAATTTGTATCTACATTTCAACCAACATTAAACGATGTTCCGGTTCAGTTATGGATTGATTAATTTTTTAGTATTTTTATTGTTTATTAATATAATTTATTACATATGATTAAAAGGATAGATAGAAATTTAGAACCTGAATATGTTAATATATTACAATTAATATACTATTTTTTTGTAGCTGAATTTTTTATATCAATGCAATACATAAAACTATATAATGTAGAATATAGAGACTGGAATTATAGACGATGTTTTTGGTATTGCATTGTATTGTTATTTAGTAGTATATTTTTCTGGTCTATACTATTAGCATCTATTAAATTTTTATTAATATGAATATGCAAAATATTGATGATTTTTTAAAAAATAATCCAACATCCTATTTATGGGATGATAAAAAAACAATTGATATATGTTTTTCAAAATTAGATAAAAAACCATTTAAAGATATATTATTAGAATTTTATTGTCCATTATGTAATTCACCATATATTGATACAAATAATACAATTGATAATATTATACAATCAACATCAGGATGCTTTTATATTTGTCCTACATGTGGGAATAAATTTTTTCTTCATAAATTTATATTTATTGGAACATAAATTTAAATATTGCATTGTTTTTAACAATTCTTCTCTTTTTTTCTCAAGATAAAAAATAAATTCTTTATGTGCATATTTATTTTTGGGTCTTTCATGATATATATGGCGGATTCCACTATATAACGTGTTTATTGAATATACTTTAATATTTGATGAATACAAACATTCCAATCCTAAAAACCCATCTTCTCCACCCCATGTTCCATAAAATAATGAAGAAAATACTTCATTATTTCCATAACACACATTGTTTATTTTTTTAATTTCATTTATACATGATATATTCATACCAACATTACACGTCCAAACAACAGCCGAATCTATAAATAATGATTCATCAATTATTTCATTGTATTCATTTTTAAATATTGTATTAACATTTGTATCAGATATACAACGTTGATCATTCCATTTATACATTTCTTCTTTTCTTTTACCAAACGCTAATATAGATGTTTTTGTATTTAATATATTAATGTAATCTTTAATTAAATCTTTTTCTGGAACACAATCACCGTCAATAAAAATAAATTGTGTTATTCCTATCTTTATAGCTTTATCTATACATATATTTCTACAATATCCAGTTAAAAAATAATCAACATCATTATGCATACTAGGTCTACCACAATAATCTGGATATTGGTCATTAATTATTAATTCATATTCACATTTCAATTCTTTAAGTTTAATATTACAATATTTTTTTCCTACATATGATTCTCTGTCTAAAACATAATATAGCATATCTGGTTTTATACTCATATTATTTACAGCATTAATTATTTTATCAATATATTTATACTGGTTTTTACTAGATATAATTAAACATGTAGTATTCATTAATATATAATTTATATTTTTATTTATAAAACAGCCATATTCTATGTTAAAATCGAATTTTAAATAGTGTTATTTTTAATCCACATGTTTTAATGAGTTTAATTAATTTATTCATATTAATTAATGTTAAGTTTCCGGCCAGTGAAAAGTTTCCAATTGTCTATTAACAGTATAAGGTTCTGGTAAGTTATCATCTAAATTGTAATATGTACCAAAATGATCAACGGTAATTTTAACTATTGATGCAACACGTTCACCACGTGTCCCAGATAATATGATACCTTGTCGTAATAATTCATTACTTAAACTTCTGCTAATATGGCCAGACCAGCTAAAATCATGAAATAAAATTATAGCATTATATTCATCATTTCCATGTTTTGGAATAAACCAATTTATAGCATCAGATCCAGAACGTAGATCAGTAATCCATCCAGCTTTCATATAGGCATCCAGTATGCCTTCATTGGTGTGCAAACGTATGTTATAATCACTTGTTAATTTATAATATTTAGATGTTATAGGTATGTATAATAACGGTTTTACTATTTCTATTTTGTATAATTTAATCATATATTAATTCCTTTTTATATTGTTTATTATCTTTTAATTTCATAACCTTTAACGTCAGCTATATAGAATGGGTTTGGCATAAGACCACACGGACAACAGATTTTCGAGTAGTCTAATTTAAGAAAATCATAAAGTTCTACTAATGCACAAGAAGTTATTATATGACCCCCTTTGCCATCATGTGTATCTATACATGGTGTGGTACCTTTTTTTGCATATGACTCTAAAATACTAATAGATCCATCAGGAAGTACAACATCAGAATCTAAAAGTAATACATAATTATGTTTAGCATATTTAGGAAGATCATCACTAATAGTCTCTTGGAGTCTACGCCAATTTCTATTAATTGATTTTTGTCTATCATTATAACTTTCTGGTAATGATGATACGCAAAGTAAATCATAGTTTGATATTTCTTTCAAAACTTCCTTTCGTAAAATCTCACCTTGTTTTAAAACTGTACATACTAATAACATTTGTTATATCCTACTGAATGTAATGCATAGGAACTTTATACCCAGAACCAAATTGTACTATATCTATATTTCCATGAATACCATCAGTGCCGTTCTTTAATATTACAGTAGCCGAAGTACCACTAGGATCTGGTATATAAATAAAACTATTCATTCCACATTCTATATCAAAATACAGAGAAAATTGCATGTTGTATGACGTTTGATAATTTTCTTGTATTGGAGGAAGAATAGTAATAGTAATTCCATCATTTGTTGGGTCTGTTATTTTGTATATAAAATTTGGAACTGGCCGTATCGTTTGCGACGTTGTTATAGAAACTTGCGTAATTGATGAATCATAAAATATTTTACCTTCGTTACCTTCAAAAATCAAAATATCACCAACACCATCAGGCCAAATACCAACATAACCATTATCAGAAAAACCATAATGTATAGTTGCTGCCGAATCTACCCATATTCCATATAGAACGGATGAAGAAATTGTAGTAGATGTACAACGTCTAAACCAAAAAGTGGATTTGTGGCATCTAAAATATTGAGTAATTTCTGTTTTACATTTAAAATCTACAACCGCATTACTCATGTAAGCAACATCGTTAGATAGTGGGTCAGTAGATCCATATATGTTACATCTTGTATTTGTAGAATCACCAACTATAGTAAGTTTACCATTACCATCTATTATTTTACCATATGCCGACCTTATATATATAGATGTTGAATCTAATGCTAAAGTTATATCATTAGCAACCCAAATATTATTAATATAATATGATTGAAGTGCTGTTAATAATTGTGCTGATGTTGTAACATAAGTCCAAAAATTATCTAATTGTTTTGATAATCCATCAATATATCCATATATATGTTTTTGTGTATCATTATAATATACACCGCCAGAATTTACTAATGTTGGTAATGTACCATCAGTATAATTTTGTAATTGAATTATACCATACAAATATGTATAAATCATTGATGAATTACCAAGGGTAACCGTATTTGACCCATTCCCATAATTAGAAATATCATTTCCCGATTTTATAATTATTTCGTTAACATCAGTAGGATTAAGTGGTTCAGCACGATAACCAAATACTAATATACCAGATCCTGATGTTATAGTATTTCCAGCATTTGTACCTATAATTGTATTGTAATCTCCAGTAATATTTATACCAGAATTATATCCCAATATGATGTCATATGATCCAGTGCAATTATATCCAGATGATATACCAATACTTGTATTTTTAGTGCCACTTATATTATTGTATAATGCTGATGATCCAATAGCTATATTCTGTGAGCCAGTTGTATTATTTTTTAATGCGGCGGTTCCTATTCCAATATTATCGGCAACATTATTACTATATAATGCTTCATTTCCAATTCCAATACACTGTTGCTGACCATTTGTTCCAGAATATAATGCAGCCCAACCAATTGCTATATTATAAGTACCTGTTGTATTAGAATATAATGCATTATAACCAAGTCCAGTATTCAACCCACCAGTTGTATTATTATATAATACTTGATTACCAATTACAGTATTCATATAGCCATTGGTATTATTATATAATACTTGATTACCAATACCTATATTATATGATGCCAATGAAACAACATTTGCTGTACTACCCATAGTAAAATTACCAGCATTATGTCCTATGAATAAATTAAACCCATCTGTAGTTATTGTTCCATTATTGCCATAATTAAAATCATGTAAAAATCTAATATTATTTTTTGTTATAACACCATATTGATTGCTATGTGTAGTATTATATAAATCAACATTATATCCAATCGATGAATTACCATTTGCTAATAATGATAATGCAAATTTATTAGTTGTTGGCATTGCTCCTAAATTTAACTGTTGATATGTTGTTCCATTATATGCTAATACACAGCAACCATATACCGTACTATTATATATTGTTACATAATTACCAACATTATTAGGAAATGTATCTTCTCCATAAAAAAGGGCACCTTTTGAAAATCCTTTTCCATTAAGAATAGTTTCTTGCCCTGATATATGAACAACAGAAGCATCATATGTATCTGATATGCTTATTTCTTTAACACCATACACAGCTTCACTAATTGTTATACCATTACCACTAGAATATGTATATGAATTTGGTATAGAAATAAAATATTTTGTATTTACTGCGGTACCACTATATCTATATTGTACTCCAGTTGAAGTATCACAATATATTTTTCCTGATTCAGGTTCTTTTTGCTCTGATGTTGCTGGATGATGATAATATATGGTTTCACTAGTAGAATCATCAACGCCAGTAAAAATATCAGAAGCATTATCATATGTTCCAAATATTAAATCATCAACATAACTAGGTAACATATGTGCTGGAACAATACCATTAACAAGCAATGCAATATTATCTAATGTTACATTTCTGGTCTCATTAACATATTGACTTCCTGTATATCCATATAATGTATCAACAACAATATACCAGCTATGTTTTTGCTCAGATGTTAACAGAATAGGATTTAGCGTGTAATTAAGTTTAGAAATTCGTTTTTGTGTATCCATATATAATTTACCTACATATATACAAGTTTATACTATTTATTCATTATATATGATATTAAACTCATCCGATGTTGATAACATTTGATTAGTTTCGTTTATCAACGCTTTATTTAATACATTTATACTCATATCATTTGGATCTGGTATATTATATTGAATACTATCTCTAGGAGGAAATTCAAATTGTCCATATAATGTGCTATCAGAAATATACCCGTTTGTTCTATCCGTTATAGATGGTATATCACATATATAATTTGCTGTTATCGCGGGTCTAATATTAAATCTAACATCCCATAAATTAGCATTATATGCGCTGGTTTCAGAATGCACATCGCCATTAACATTATAAGGAACACCAAAATTTATTCCACCAGCATCTATTGAATGATCACAATTTAATAATTTTTCTAAAATAGAATTGCTAGTACAATTATCAATACTATTATTAAATTCTGGTTTTAAATGTCCATTATAATCATATGGAAATGATGAATATAAAAATGGTATACAACCTAAATTTAATTCCATTGCTTCGTGTTGATAATATGGAACATAGATAGCAGAATATAAATTATTTACGCTATTGCATAATGTATTTTTCCACACATAATCATATATTGTATTTCCGTTTTTATCTTGCGGATATGTGTTAAATTCAATATTTGATTTTCCATTTTCATCAAATATAATGGGTACTCTATTTTCGCCAAATAATGCGTTTGTGTTTTTATATACACAACTTTTCATTTGTGTACTTAGAGATTCTGCTCCATATGCTGGAGTTAAATACATTGTTGGTGTTTGTCTATAATCTAATGTATACCATCTACCCGCTTTTCTACTAAAAATAAATGACATATGAATTCGTGTATATGTATTTCCCATATCTTTTCCAATCCAATCACGCGAAATTAAATATGGAGCACTACTATAACCAATATCTAAAGTAAACGTATTATCTTCAATATTGCCAAATGTTATAAATGACATGTTATAATCATTGGCAGAAATATTTGAATCATCCGTATTATTTTGCATAAAATTATCATTTAAATATGCGGGTTCAATACTAGTATTATTTATAATAAATTCATCATTATACATTTTAACAGAATGATTAAAAATCAATTTTGTTTTTAACGTATAATCAATACCAGTTGCGTTATTTATTACAATTTTATTTGAATCATAAAATCTAAAAGGCATTTCTGCGCCATAGGCAGGAACATATGTTTTAATAAAATTAGAAATATCACCAGAAACCGATTCATCGTATTGATTAATAGATGCATATGGACAAAATTCAGAACTGGTTTTTAATTTCCATAATGATAATGGAGAACCACTTAATGCTAATTCAAATATATCAGATTCAGCTTCAGGAATAGTAGTTGGATAATTAATTATAGGAAACAAAAAGTCATCTTTAGAAAATATTTTTGCAAATGGAGTAAATAATTCATCCGATGGTTTTGATAAATTATTATCAGATGTTAACTGATATAAGTTTGTCGCATCTCTATAAATTTCGTCTTTAAACCATTCTATAGAATCGCCATATCTCATCATATCTTTAAATTTATATACATCAGTTGATACATTTTCCCATAATTCTTTAATTATACTATATCTAGCAAATGCCTTTCCATTATATATATCTGGTGATAAATCACCAGCAATATTTTTATTTTGTAATGTAGTTGAATATTCATCATAATTTTGAGTATATGTGTTATGGTGGGTTTTTATATTATCAAAAATAGAATTACTAAAAGGATCTTCATTTATATAAAAGGTATCATCTTCAGCAAATACCGCATAATTTGGTAAATGCTGTAATTTACATAACCATGTTATATACCCCATTTCTTCTGATATATCACCAGATGCCGATAATATATTATTGGTATCGGTTTCAATTAAATCGGCAAAATCATTAACATTTGATGGTAAATCTTCACTGTGTGCCGTTGTATTATATGCATAATTATTTTTACTATCAACAATTTCACCATTATTACTAAACCCATGTCTAGTATTTTGAAAATCATTAATGAGCATTTTATATGCCCGTTTTGCTTGTGTTGTAAAACTTGAATATGTATAATCATAAATAGAATCACTAGTCAATGTTTCTGGTAATGCTATTTTTAATTTTTGTATTATTGTAGAACCATTCACGGTATCAATATTGTTATATGTTAATGGTATCTTATCCACAGATAACCCATTATTATATACGGTATTAAATTTATTTATTATTGTTTGGTTTTTATTATATATCCAATTTAAAATTGATGACTCCCCATAATCACAATCGTTTGTTAATAACATCGATAAATTTTTTAATTTTGCTCTCTTATTTAATTTCCATGCAAATGTTGATGTTGCTGTTGGATATACAGATGCTAATACAACTCGTTTATCACTATTACTACCAATTATATAACTTGTATTAAATTGCTGATTATATATTGAGGTTCCAATACCTTCTAAATCACTATCGCCGAAAATGTATTCATTATTTAATTCAGTTAATCCATCTTGTCCAATATAATCACCTATTAAAGATGTATATGCTATATCAGACATGTATAATGTATTTTTTACATATTTTCTTGATGTTGGTAAAATAGGAAAATTGCCTTCCGCTGATATATATTTGCCATCGGTTATTTCTCCAAAATATTCATAATGAAAATCTATCATTTTATTACTGATTAATTTAAATCGAATATATCCAGATAATAAATCACCAGTATCAGTTTTAATATAATCTACTGTATTAAATGCTATATAATTTCCGGTAATTGTTAATAAATCTTCTGCTATATATGACTCTGTTGCAAATGATTGTATACCACTTAATACTTGTGCTCTCGGTTGAGAAATTAATGAATAATATCCAGATAAATCTTTTATTGTTCCATTAACAAACGCATCATCTCTATTTATAACAGGTAGAGATATATCAATATCAAACTCAGCACCATCCCGTATTGTAAGTGGTGCTGGTAAATGTATAAATGTTTTTTTCAATACGGTTCTACCATCACTAGCAGTTATCATATCATTATATAATGCAATAGAATGCCTACCACACATACAATATTCACTATCCGAATTTTTAAGATCAAAATTAAGTGTAATATTATTATGCATATATTTATTATCATCATTAATATATGGCCAATTATTTACTAATGGATATATACCACTAGTTTCATCTTCAGATGATGTTGTTCCTATACCCCAATATATTAATGTGTTTTCTAATATTAATCTATTTTTTCTATTTAATACTTCATTGGTATCATATATATATTCGAATGGTTGTATTTGTTCATTATTTGTATTATCATAATAAATATTATAAAAAGATCCCAAACCAAAACAATCTATATATATTTTATAATCATTATATGAATTAGATAAATTAATACTGCCATTATTTAAAAACCACTGTATAAAAACACCATGTTGATTATATGTATACTCTGATCCTAAAAATCTACCAGATTCTATTTCATACCCAACTTTTCCGTTAATATAATCTTTTACTTCATCACAACTATATGATTTTCTATAATGATTTAATGTTGAATCATTATAACAACCGGAAACATTATCATTTTCAGTTCCATCATATTCATAAAATATGTATTTTTTTTCTGATACATTTAATATATTACCATTTATTGAATATAGTTCATAAATACCATTTTCAGTTGAATTAGTTTGATTTATTAATGAAATATATCCCTGTGGCATTCCCGTACTTGCGATTTGAATATCTTTATTTGTATCATATATTGTAAGTATTTTTGTTATACCATTAGAAACGCGAATCCATGAATTATCTATTCTAACTAAATATATACCATTTTCATATGAATCATTTTGATTCATTAAACTAATATATTCATTATCGCTTGTATAATATGATATATACATTCTACTTGAGGGTAAAATTTCTTTAATTGTGCTTTCTGATACATTTTTTGTAGCAACAAATTCCATATCATCAATAATATTAACTATAGTATATAACCCACACCAACCTATAACATTGGTTGAATCAGATAAATTAGAACAAATTATAGTATTACCAACAACTAAATTATTCGAGATTGTTGTAATAAAAGTATATAATTGGGTTGTTGCATCATAGGTACCAGACACATTTATTTCACACACGGATTGCCCATATAATTTATTTGATGTAACGGGTGAAATATAATTAGGTGTTATTATTTCATATACTGAAGACCCCGCATTAAATACGGGTTTTATAAGAGTTGGATTATTTTCACATGGTATATAACTAGATAATTCACACTCAGAAAAATTACTATTATTTCTAATAGGAAATGCTAAAGGACTAATATTATAATTGCCTTTACCATCATCAACAACATCCTCTATAGGACGTGTTATAAAATAATGTATCGTATCTGTTATTTTTATATCTGCCATATTAACTCAATATTCAATTATAGTTTATATTATAATGCTAATTACATCATACTATAAACATCTAATATTGAGTGCTTTTATATTATTCTATTATGAAAATTATTATATGAATCAGAATCTGAAAATTTATATGGTGTTAAATCAAAATTTGAAAATGGGTCTTGATATAATGGAAATCCTGCGGTTTCTAATCCAGTATATTGCGATCCAGCTTCATCACCATCTACAGTTTCAGAATTACCAGCATTATTCGGATCAATAAAACCTATTGGTCCAACAAACATATGATCAGGTAATTGATAATAATCTAATGTTTTCCATGAATTTGTTTTTTTGGAATATATAAATTTAGCTTTATAACATACTGGTCTATTTGGTATAGCAATATTTTCAGCAAAAACATAAAAATTAGTTAATCGTGCCATAGAAAATTTAGCTATTGGATAATTACAATTATCATTTTCTATAGATTCTCTATTTAAGGCACTATATACATATATTTGTGCTTTATTTATTATATTATCGTTTGTTATTTTTCCATTAAGAGCAGAATTTGGCCAAATTCTAAACATAAATTCAAACGTAAATGCGTCTTCTGGATATACAATACCATTATCATTTATATTTGATTCAACTGGCAAATATACGCATAATCCCTGATCTAAATCAGGACCATCATAGTTAATAAAATTTACCGTTTTTACTAAATCTGAACGACTATGATCGAATATCATTATACTACTATATACTTGTCTATTATTTATTCCTATTGTTGTATCCGTTGGGCCATATGTAGAGTCTAAATTCCATTTTGATGACATTGTATATGGCCATTCAACATAATTACATGTCTTATATATACCAACGGTTCTATCATATATTGAATCCGCTTGTTTTACTCTAGTAGATATAAATAAACCAATACTACTATTTGAATCTGATATACTAGTACCAACATTTTTTAATATAAAACCATCAATATCATATAAAGAATCAAATCTCTCAATTGTAGATTTTCCGTATGTATTATCATTTATATTAGTATAAAAACATTCTATCCAATCTATTGTATCATGTGTTGTAGATGTCCATGTACCATTGGCATATATATCAGAATATATAGATGGATCTGATGATACACCACTACCATTATATGCATTTACATAAAACAAACCATTTCTATATACATATTCACCAGAGGAATATTCTGATGTAGATGACCATACCGATGCTACTTTTTCAAAATTTGATGCATCAGCCGATGGTTTAACAACAGATGTAATATCATTATTTACAATATATATATTACTACCATCATTTACATAATCATTCGTTGATACCGAAATTCCATTATACCAATCAACAACCAGTTTTTTGAATGGATGCTTTCCTACATTGGGTATTTCACCAGATACCGTGTTCTCTGAAACAATATAAAGATCACCATGTGATTCATCTTCATTCCAATATTTTACCACATTTCCTGTTGCATATACAGTACTAGTATTATATGGATAAATAATAACACTTTGATATAATTGCCATAACGTGTTACCATCATTATTTACGGTTATTCGTGCGGTAATATGATCTTTATAATCAGAATTATCATATGTTAAAATAGATGGTATTATTTGAGCTATATATGTACCATCAAACGTGGATAATATTTCGCCATCAATCATTAAATTGCATGTATTGTTTGCAATATTTATATTTAATATCGTATATAATAATCCATTTTGATCATTTATTATTCTAATATTATCATCATTGTATAATGTTCCATCAAATGATATATCAGGATTTCCTTGTGTAGCTATCAAAGAAACCGTATTATATATAGGTAAGCCAGATGATGCCGTATATTCTAGTTTTTTAGAAACATTAAAACAATTAACATTAATATCATCATATATATAATTAGTTATATTTTGTAAACCATTATTTTTTGTAGCAAATGTATAATCTTCAAACCACGGATCAGTATCTTTTGTTAATCGTATTGTTACATAATCGTTTTTACTATTATTCCACTCAATTAAACCATTTAACATAGACTGAAAATTATAATTACTTCTAGATATATTACTATCTAATTTTCTAAAAGGAAATGCGTTTGCACTATTAACCGGCATAATTTACTTCTCCATTTAATATTACGGTATATTCGGTTTGATTTGTTAATGGCGATGAACTATCTATTGATATTTGCCATATATTATCGGTTCCTGTATATACCGCATTTGCATATGCTCCTATATTACCAGTCCACATTACAATACCGTTTAACAATTGGGATTTAATCTCTGTTGTTTTTGTTAAATCTATTGGACTACCATTAGCAATTGAATATTTTATTGAACTATAATATTTTGGTACAATATTGGGTAAACTAATATTAAATCGTAAACCACTAAAATAGCGTGATGGTATTCTATCGGTAACATATAAATCTGTATCTGAAAATGCGTCTACATTGTTTATATAAACAACAGAATTTTGCACCTGTGTTACTGGATTATATGGATTTAAAATAAATTTAAATTGTATTAAACAATTTGTTAAATTTACACCAACATAAAAATCAGTAATTAAATTTGGTACTACTAACGTACTCGCATCCTCCCGCTCTGGATTTGTAAACATATATCCATTTCCATAATAACCATTAGAGGTATAATCATCATTAGATAATGTACACGGTAAATCATATGTGTTTGATGTTAATACCCACGTACCCAATGTCGTTGTTGGTGCATAATGTGTAGTAAATGTTATATTAGGCGTATTTATAAATCCATTTAACACCGTATTATAAGCTGTTATTTTATTTTGTAAGTCATCATAATAAGCTAACGCTTTGTATATTGTAGACGCATTAGTTGTTGTCGCTGTAGTATCTTTTCTTGTAATGCTTATTATTGGTCTTGGTATATTATTTTCTGTAAATAAAGAATAATCTTTATTACATCCAGGTAAATGTAATCCCGTCATTACTAAATTATTTTCATTTAAATCATCTATTCCAATATTTATATATGAACTTGATAATATAAAAGAATCTTCCGTATCTTGCCATTTAGAATCTAAATATATTAATTCACTCATTGGTGTTTGTTTTTTAAATCTATGCATAAATCCGCTATATGTGGTATATTTTTCATATCCAATATAACCAAATCTAGTAATATCAAAGGCGCGTTGATCGTCAGTCGCTGTTAATGCTCCCCATGTATTTCCTGTTAATGCTAGATTTTTAAAATCCATATTAATATAACTAGATTCCGCACTTATATTAATAGCTGCACCCAGTGAATATAAATTCAAATCATTTTCCGCGACAATTCCTATTGATTTTTTTGTAAAAGAAGAAAATATATTATATGCTAAACTTGATGTATCTACTATATATCCACTGGATATAATTATACCCCCAGTATCATCAGTTAAAAATACAGTTGCATTTGTTAACGGACTATTACCATAGGTTTTATTATATAATAAAACACCAGCATTATCATTTAAAAAATATGAGTTTGTATAATATGACCGTATGACTGAATATGTTTCATATGAAGGATCATAACTGTAAGCATATGCACCAACCAACCCCATTTTATTTGTAGCATAACCATCTGATGATATACCAGACCATATGTAATCAGTTGCACATGCATATACTTCAAATGGTCGCACAACAAAACAATTAGATCTATTTGATATATAAGATACTGAATTAATATAGTCGGATTCTATATAATTAACACTTGAATCAGAATATAACCTACTTCCGTTTCCAACTATAAATAAAGCATCAGATACTATATCATTATATGCCCCTACTACCGTTTGATATGAACCAAAAGCTATGGTTGATAAATTTAATGCAGTAGATGCTATACCCGCCGTTAACCCAGTTCTAGAAAAAAATGATATATATCCACCATCAATATTATCACCATATAAATCATTCGATAACTGTATAGAAAATGATTTATCAGAATTATATGTAACTGATATTATGGTAGAATACTGGGTATCATATGAAAATCCATTTTTTTCATAAAATTTTAAATATGATGTTGTACTGGATGCTCTAGTTTTATTATATATTGCTACTCTATCACCAACTTTTATTTGAAAGTTTTTTTCTGTCATAAATTCAGTATTATCAGATGCTGAAATATTTATAACGTTATATCCTACTGTTGATGTGGAATCTTCAGAAACTTCGCAATCACTACTCTTGGTTATTGTTATACATGAACTACTAGATGTAACAACTTTTGATAATTTAAATTTATATGGAAATCCACCAACCACATTATCTTTATTTGTAGAAAACCCATAATTACCACTTACTGTTAAATTATATCCACCTATTGTTGAACCATATTTTGAATCAACAACATTTAATGATCCACCTATACTAGAACTACACAGTCCAGATATTAATAATGTGTTTCCAATAGAAACACCAGATGTTGAACTTGGTGTAATAAAACTAGAATTTCCACCAACGGTTGAATATTTTGCCAATCCATATGTATTATATCCCCAAACCATATTATATGGTGATGTTAAGCTACCATTTCTAGAATATGTACTCTTAAATGTATCCGTTGTATCTATACCACCTATCGATACTTTTGGTGTGTTTATATTTAAATAATCATCTATTGTAAATGTCCAACTATTTCCACCTAATTGATGATCTACGGTATCTCCACTATAACCTAATAATGATATTTGTGAATAACCAAACGGAAATAAATATGTTTCATATTGACTAAATGTTTTTGTTGATAAATTTTCGTCATATATTGGACTTCTTAAATTTAATGGTATTGGTGCGCTATTTGATATTAACTTTGGATCTAATGCATTTTGAATTAAATCAATCCAATACGAATCATAAGTAGAATCGGTTTTTGATGAATTTGTTGAATTCATATATAATATCTGAGAATGCTTAACCAGTGATTTTGTTGTTGGTGTTGTTATTGTAACCGAATCAACTGTTCCGTTATTACCATATTCACTATATGTTACACTAAGGGAATCTTGTTCTGATAATATAGTATCAAACGTATCAACATTATAATTAACATATTCCCAAGCAGAATAAAATTTATATAGTCTATATATATCAATACGAGTTAATGTTATTTCCACACCTGCACGAGTAACTTTATATCCATCGGATGATCCGCTTTTTACTGTCGATCTAATTAGGGCATTTATTACACTTCGTGCATTATATGTTAAAACGTCTATTTCTTTTACTAATTTATCATATGCATTCATATTATTTCCTAAATATTACTCGTTATGATAAGTTTATATTAATCTAATAAAAGCAATTAAGTATGAGGCATTATACTAAATTATTGTAGTTATTTATATATTCAGGTTTCAACGGTTCCATATTACTGTATTTTGAATAATTTTCAACTTCAATTAATAATTTATTTATATATTTTCTATTAAATATTTTATTATTTATCCACAATCTAGTTCGTATCGGTTTTTGTAAACTAGACATTTTTTGTAAACATTTTAATGCTAATGAATAATTTTTTAATTCAAAATTACTTTTATATCTATAAAAATAACCTTCTGGACGGTTTGGACATATACTAATCATATCTAATGATATGTTTCCTAGCTTATTATAATCTTTATTAGTTAAATATATCTCACACAAGCATTCTCTCGCTTTATACAGTTCTTCACTTTTTTCATTACTAAATTCATATAATAATATATTATACCAATCTTCAGCATTTTCATAATCATGCAAATCTCGATATGAATTTCCTAAATAAAATGCTACTCTTGATGTATGGGTCTCATTCCATGTTTTTAATAACGATTTTATATTTCTATTTACATCTCTACCTTTTTTATAATTTTTAAATTCAAATTTAGTAGATATAATAACCGAATCTGGTGCTGTATTTACCATATATTCATGTATATTTCCTATAAAATTAACATATTTTCTTGGTCCTATACGCAATCTAGGAAATGTATTAACTTCACTTGTTTTTGTTCGTAAAATTATACCAACATGTTCATATTTTGAACTCATTTTAATAAATGCTTTTTTAACTTCTATTTGATTTTGTAAAATATCATTTACATCCATCCACATTACAAAATCTTTTGTTGCTTTTGATATTGAATAATTTTTAGCTGAACCAAAATCAAAATTTCCTTCAGAATCATGAAACTTATTACCAACGCATTCTAATATAACATCATTAGAATATTGTTTTTTGTTATTCCAAGAATTAATTAATTCTGGCGTACCATCAATTGACCCTGTATCAATTATTACAATTTCATCGGCAAAGTGCGTTATTGATGACAGGCAATCAATTATTTTATTTTTACCATCTTTTACAACAATACACACTGATATAGTTTTTTGCATTGTATTCCCTTATATTAATTACATATAAACCAATACTGTAAAATATTGGTTTATTATTTAGTATAGATTAATTATCTTTTACAATTTCTGACAACGCATCCCATATTTCCCAATGATTTTTATTTAAAATAACAGGCACATCATCTGGCTTAACGGTTTTCAAATCTATTTCAATTTCTTCTTGCAAAAATGTGTTTAATTCTTTATTTATTTCGTCTTGTACTGAAAGTGCATCAGCATATTCCGTTTTTAATACTTCGTGTTTATTTAAATATGCATCTTTTATATCGGTTTCCATTTTTTCAATATCAGTAGGATCTGTTATTTTATATTCATCATTAATTTTTCTTCTTTTTGAATCATATTCCAAAAATTTTGGATCAGCAGGAAACGCTTCTAATGTTAATTTTCGTTCTTCTTCTGTTGTTTTTAAATTATTAGACAACATATAACGAAACCTACCAGAAATAGGTTGCTCAAATTGTCCATTTCTACACGCATTATTTAATTTTATTGTATATTCGCGTTTTACTTTCATATTGTCCTCATGTAAGTTTTTATATTATATAAATTATATTATTTTATTTATTTTGTTAAAAATTATTCTGTATCTGATAGCTTTTCTATACATATTGATGTTGAATATACTTGGTTTGATGCCAATTCTGTTTTTCCCATAGCAAAAAAAGAAACCGATGATATGTTATCTGTAACATTAGCATATATTGTTTCAGATATCCTACTATCAGTACCCTCTGTTGTTATATTCCAAGAATTTACCGTATTACCCATATTATATATATCTATTCCTGCACCGTGTCTATCAAAATATATACCACCACCAGCCTCGGTTATTATAGAACAATCTATTTTATATTTTCCTATAGATAAATAAATATAGTTAGACGCAATTTGATATTCAGATACTAACGACTTCAATACTATGTTATTAACCTCGGTATTAACATCTAACATGTTTACAGAAAAGCTTGACATAGGATTACCATTAAGGCTTTGTTTTACCATTACCGTTTTTGGATTACTTTCAAGCGTAATATTACTTGAAATATAAGAACCTAAATCCATCCATGTTAATTCAGCAATATTAGTATTAGCAACATTAGAAACAGCTAATACTCTACCTATATATGGACGAACTGTAGCTTCCCAATTACCTAAAGTAATATACCCAGCGATATCAGCAGATCCTAATTGAATATAATGCGAAACAATAGTATCTTGAATTGTATCAAATTCACTTGATGTTGTGTGATTATTTATAAAATCAGTCAAAGCAAAATTACCCAAAACAAACATATTTTTTGAATTTTCTGGAATATAACTATCCGTACCACATATAATAATATTACTTGAATTGGCTAATACATTTAAATTTCCACCTAATGTGAAAATATATTTTGAATTATCATCAATTATGGCAGATCCATATATCATAGAATATGAAACATTAGAACCAACCATATAATCATTGGTTGTATAATCGATGTTTCCCATTATAAACAAATGATTACAATCACTACCAATTAAATCGCCTTCTGTTGTTGAACCAATTACATTTATAATAGAATAGCTTAAATTGTCGGTATATGAATAACCACCACCCAATAATATGTTATTTGTTCCACCATTAGCCGTTATACCACCACCTAATACTAAACTAGTAGATAATGAATTAAGCGTATTTGCGCCACTGACAACCAATAATCCATAACTACTATTACCAAAGACAGAATTCGCATTTATTGCATTTCCACCCGCTAATATAAGAGAATTTACTAATAAATTAGATACTGTGTTTCCACCAGCACATATAATAGATGAATTAATTGTAGAAGTAGTACCAATTACTTGTGATAATATAACACTTGATGATATATTTTGACATTGTACACCACCACCTAAAACTATTGTATCTGTAGCATTTGAAATTGATGATGATGCTGTTAATAATAATGATCTAGTTATGGTATCATATATTGAATTTGCCCCTTCACAAACCGACTGGCTTATATTATTTGCCTTCACATTTATAGAAGGTAATAACAATGAATATTGAGAATTTCCATATAAGTATGTATTTAATGAACTCATTATTTCACTAAACATGGAAGTATTAGATAAATGTGAATTATTTCCTGAAACGGATGTATATATACCAGCGGATGATGTGTTGTATCCATATACATATGAACCATAACCCACATAATACTTTGTATTAAAATCATCAATTACAACGGAATCTCTAACTAATAATACCGTATATTTAATATCACTATAAATCGATATTATATCAGATTCTGTTGAATATACAATATCATTATTATTAGATGATAATTTAACACAAGTATAAGTAGAATCATTTAATAAAATATACACAGCTTGCTGCAAATCAAACACACCCTGTGAGTCATCACTCATACTACCGTAGGCACCATTTGGTTGAAGAGATAATACAGAAGCATTTCCTTGACCATTATTATTCCAATTATTAATACTTTTTATATAATATGCATATCCAATAGTATCAGCATTACTATATTTTGATTTTATATATATTTTTAATTTTTCAACATCTTGTATAGTTGGTATTCTCCAACCAGTAGGTATTGAAATAGTTGATATATCATAATATTCACCAAATGTACCTTGAACCGATATACCATTATCTGCATAATATTTATTAAGCCATACTAAGGAATCACATATAACACCATCATATTCAGTTGTTTCAATAAAACTATAATCATACGTTGGATCATATGGTAATGATATTATTGCACCTTCTTTTGAAGTTGCCCTTCCTTTCACACCATATTCATTTACTTTTATAGCATCTTCTAAATTTATTAAATAATTCCTATTAGTATTTTTTTCTGAATTTAAATCAGAACTACCTTGTGAACAACATGGAGATGAATTTATGATAACATTATTTTTTAAATATCCTAATTCTATTCCCATATTTGTTACACTTTCACAAATACTGGCATTAGCAATTAATTGGTTTTTATACCATGTTATTGCATCGTCTTCGTATAAATTATAAAATATTGCACAGTCGCGTATAATAGAAGAATCGTCTGATGCAGAACGTAAATTTAATTCAATTTGTGTTGAAAATTCCGTAGAACCATCACTTTCATCTGATAGCGTTTGTACATTATCCCAATCTATAATAGCAAATAAAACGGGTTCGGCCTCCGTATCAACTTGAAATTGTAATCTAGTTTCATCGCATTTTGTTGAATATGGAACTTTATATGCCGTTGTTGTCATAGGAACCGCATATATACCAATTCTATTAAATTTAAATGAAACGTTTTTTGATGAAAATAAATCATTTCCACTTTGATCATTATACCCAGAAATTCTATTTGTTGATACATAATCAATATCAAAATAATTTTCTGTTTCTGATTCAGTTAATTTTTTTGATGGTATAGAAACATCTATTGTTAAACGTATTGAAGTGGCATATTCATTAGTACCCGAGGTTGTTTTTGTTAAAACATCATAATTAGAAATTGGAAAATATTTTGTTACTTTTGCCATATTTCGACAAGCACAATCACAATCAACCGTTAAGCCATTTGCGTTTATTGGTGCATGATATCTATTATAATTAGATATTGTTTGTAATTTCCAAAATTCATCGCAATATTGGTTAAATATTTCTTCAAACTCAACATCAGAGTTTTCTTTACATGTTAAATCAGCAGAATACCAACCACATTCGTTTAACACATATGTATTTTCTAAAAAATTAGTACTATGTGTAGAAGGTGTAGATGCATATGTTTTCATTGCATTGTATCCGCGAACATCGGTAGAAATTCTTATTACTTGTTCTTCAGTAGTACTATCAGCTAAATTTAATCCTTGGTCAGAATAATATTGTGGGTAATATATAGAAGGATCATTATTAAAATAATCATCAGATTCAGTAACAGGCCCTATATAATATAATGGTGCTGGTAAAGGAATATATGATTTATCATTTGTATCACCATCTACAATAGATCCTCTATATACAACCGCACCCTTTAGTTTTTTAACACTACTTTCAGTTACATTTTCCCATGATACTAAGTTATTTCTACCGTCTTCACTAATTACATATCTATAATTTTTTTGAATATTATGTTCATATAGTGTTAATCCGAATAAATCACCACCGGATGATCCATCACTTTCTCCCGCATATCCTGTTCCGCATAAATCGCCCTGAAATATATTATATAATATATCGCCATTTTCTGTTAATTTATCCATATTTGTAGAAATAAGAGGTTCATCAACTGAATTACCATCTAATTTCCACGTAGAAGGCACATATGCCAATGAATAATAACCAATCCAATATTGTTGACCAGTAGCATGAGAACTCTGTGCTAATAATTCCATTCCACGATTTGTTAACGTTGTTCTTACTGCCATAAAATATCCTTTATACTACAAACATAGTTTATAGGGTTCTTCTAATTATTAAAAAACATTATTATCAATATTATCATCATATTCATAATCTATAGTGTAATCTCGATCATATGTTGTGCCATCACTTGTATATGAATTATTATCATAACCAACAGAAAAATACATATAACTTTTAGCATTATTTGCTGTTAAACCAATATCACATGTTAATGTTGTTTTTAAATATGTATACAATCCATCAAAAACCACATTTATTGGTTTAAATACTCTAATTTGTTTTTTTATATTTTTGATATCAGTTGTATCAACCAATAAATTATCAAAATTACCCTCAATTGGAATTTTCACTTTAATATGAGATGTTGGAACCCAATTTCCTATTTTTCCATTATTAATATCATATTGTTCTCGTGATATAACATCATCTTCTTCAATTAATTCATTGTATGGGTTTGTTGTTTTTGTCCATAATGTTATTATATCTGCAACAATACCAAATGTAGATAATAACATATTTAATCCTGGCATAGTACCACTTAATTCATAATATTGGGGTAAATTTTCAATAGTTTCTCTAATAGCTAATTGTTTTTCGTTTTCATTATTATACACTAAACTATTTTCAATATCTTGCTTAACAGCAGTAATATCATAACCCATGAATCTTGCTAAATATCCTATTAAATCAATATCAATAACAGAAGGATCGCGTAAATATGCTAATCTTTCTATTTTTTCAATAAGAGGATATTTCATATCAGGAATACCAGTAAAATCAGAACTCATATCATTTCTTGGAACAACACTGTTATAATCATATTTACTATTATAATCTAAATTACCATTTTTTGTAGTATCTATATATTCTACATATGGTTTAGAAAAATTAAAATTTCTAATATATGGAGCATCCACTTTATAAATATATAACGAGTCGTTATTTGTATCAATAAAATTATTAACATCGATATCACTATATGTAACATATTTATATTTAATAGTATCGGTATCAACATCATTATAATTAGGATTTAAACGTAAATCAATCGACACATTATTAGCTTTTAATACTAATTTTTTGGAAATAGGTATCCACGATGCGTCTTTTTTAACTCTATACATACCAAGTGTTCGTGGTAATATTTGATCATTTAATATAACTAAATCACCATCAGAAAAATTATATGTTGCACTTATACAAGATAAATATTTTGAATATTCTCCATAAATAATAGATACATTATCTATATATTGGTTTGTATTAGTATTATTTATATATACGCCTTTATATACATATCCAAAAACAGATACTTTTTCCGTTTGTACAGTTCCAGAAATATCAATAACATCAATTATATTATTAGATATAATATTTTCTACTATATATGTTACATAGGTTGTTATATCATCTACTATTTTTTCAAACACAACCACATCATTAATATTAAACGAATGTATAGATTTTAAAAATAATCTTAACCATGAACTAGTAGTATCTGTACTATTACCAACGTATTGTGTATATATAACATCTATTCCATGATTCATTGTAGAATAATTACTAACCTTATTCCATTCAATTGAATTAATTGTATATTTATGCCATTTTTCAGAATAACAAACCATATCATATCCATCAACATGCGATCCATATGTACTAGATATACTATTTGGTTTTACCGTATATGTAAATGATTTAGAATTTATTATATTATTTATTTTAAATTTACCATTAAATTCACGCGGATACACATTAGATATGGTAATATATGTGTTTTCATTATAATCATGATTACTATTTAATAATACAGTTACTGTTTTGCTATTATCATATGTAATTTTATTTATATTAATTTCATCACCGACGGCATATGTTGGGTTTGTTGTAGTAATATCAAATATATTTTGTTTTGCAAAAATATAAAACGGTACTTCTAATTTTGTATTATCAATTAAAGACCAATCGTTTTCTGATATTTTATAATATCCACTAATTAAACCGGTTGCATTTGAACTAATGTATACTATATTATTAATACTTATGTCATATATAGAATATCCTGTTATTTCAGTAGATGTTTGTATTAAATTAGCAGCATGTATTGTAAATGTATTATTTGTTATATTAGTAACAGTGTACGAATCATCCAATCCACTAAATGGTAAATTTTCAAAATGTATGATATCACCTATTTTATATCCATGTTCATAATATGTTTGTAAACACAAATTATTATCACTATATGAAACAACACTAGATATATCTGAATATATTGACCTAGTATATACAATATTAGCATTAGTTGTTATACATATACGTTGCATTGAAATTGTAGCATAACCACCAGATACTATTCTGTTATATGTAAATGTAGTAGAATTCACAATAGATACCGTATCAAAGGCATAGTTTCCATTATATGATGTATTAAACATATTAATATCAGATGTATAGGAATCAGATACTGTAACACCTGATATTCTAATTTTACAACCTTCAACAAATTGATGTGGTTGATTACATACCACCGTTATTGTATATGTATTTGTACTGGAATCAGTTAATGTGGCACGAATAGATAGTATAGAATCCGCTTTTAATGTATTATATATAGCATATCCATGTGTAATTATTGGATAATTAATAGTAGCAACACTAAATTCAGATATATCATTTATAACAATATCATTATCTTGTCCATTTGAATATATTTCACAATACCCGCTTCTATTCATATTTTCCACATTCATATCACTTTTGTAATCAAGATATTGATGTTGTTTCCATCCAAATTTAAGTTCTAAATCTTCAAGTTTTTTTATAAATAAGGTATTTTTTAAACTATCATAACCTATTGTATAATCTGGCGTATCAGAATAATTTAAAGATTGGATTGAATATTTACCAAACATAAATTCATTATATTTAGATATATATGATAAATATGAATATGGATACATATATTTAGTAAAATAGGGTGATGTTAATGGAGTAATACTATTATCAACAGTAATATTATTTTTTACAATATATACATATTTTCCATATGAAACAAAATCGCCTTTATTATATATTACAGTAGAGTCATTTTTATAAGAATATACATAATATTGATTTGTTATATCAGAAAAATAATTAGTTAATACAAGAGGAAAATCATCACCATTAAATCTAACATGATATTTTGGAGAAAAAATATCTCCGCTATAAGTCGAACATGATACATAACCCGTAGTTTCTGATGGATTATTTAATATATTACCAACACAAAAGGTTGATCCTGTTTTTTCAAAAAAACATATTGAAAAATAACCACCATAATCTATTATATTATTATTAATATCAACGGGTAAATTAAAAACAGTATCTTTACATGTTATAATATATTCATCAGTAGAATCAATATATGTAACCGTTTCTATTAGATAACATTTATCAATACTATCATTAGGAACAACCGAAGAACATATTCTATTATCTGTGGTATTAATATTACAATTTAATCCTTCAAAATAAATTAAATCCCCTATAACAGGTATATTAATAAAATGTCCCTTTAATTGGGAAAACCCCGTGGTTTCTGTTCCTGATAATATATCTTGATTAATATATACCACACCCGAGTTTATTTTTACAATATTATATGCACCACATGACGATGAAAAATTGTTGTTTATATCATCAGTAGACAAATTAATTAATTTTGCTAAATAACACCCATTTTCTTCATAATAATAACCATTAGCACGTTTTCTATATTCTATTTTACTTGGTTTTTGATTAATAATTGGTAAAATTTGGTTTTCATATGTTGTTTCAATATAAATCAAATCACCATTTATTAATCCTGATGATATAGGTATAAAAATATTAAGCGTGTTTGTTTTTATACTAGAAGCATCAATAGTTATCAACCGTTCATTATTTATAGTATTACAGCAATAAAACACATCATTGGTTTTAACAGTATTTGCATTATACATATTATTCCACTGAACCTTTGCCGTAATCTTTGATAAATCTGCATTAGACTTTGAATAATACAACGGAACCGTATACAAGATAGAATTCAAAACATCTGAATTTAGTTCATAACTATATATAGTTGTATCTGTACATGTTGCGGTTACCGTATCATCAAGTACAGAAATAATAGTATATTCATTAAATAAAGTAGAATATATTTCATTTTTTGATATAAAATAAAAAGTATCACCTTCTGTTAATGTACATGTAGATGATAAAGTAAATTTAACTATTACACCATATGCTTTATATATATGTTTAACATTCCAACGAGAACATGAAGAATCATATATAGGATCTATTTCTGAATAATTAATACTACTAGCTGTTATTGATCCTGTTTTACTTGCTTCTCTAAAATAAAATATACCACATGGATAATTATCAATCCAATCAAACCCATTTGTATCAGAAAATCTTATATATGTATATAGATCAGAATCACATGTTTCTTTTTGTGTTTTTGAATAATTAAATCCATAATAATCTAAATATATAGTTTCATTAGTATATGAATTATCCACTTTAAATCCATCTAAATTTCTCGATATTAATTGCGTGGATGCTATGCTTTCTACATTTGTTATTTTTGCAGAAAAATACACATTATAAAAAATAATGCCATCAACATTAGAAACTTGTCTAACACCAATATCCGAAATATCATCAGCATAAAAACTAACTATTCTCGGAGATAATGAATCATTATTTTCAGATGGGTTTACTATATTAATACTATTGGTAAATGGATCTTGTGATGTTGCCATATCATCAGCTATTAACAAATTTTGCTTTGTATCTATTTTGTATGGATATTCCAACACATCACCAATTGAAAATTTTACATATACTATATTACCGTTTGTTAAATATGATGCTGATATTTGATCTTCTGCTAATTTTAATGGTAATGTATCACTATATGAACCATTGCATTTTACAATACCATAATATTTACCAACTGTATTACTAATAGCATTATTTCTAGGTAAAGATAATAATAAAATGTTTTGTGATCTAGAAGATGAATATTTAAACATATCTATTATCTTTTGAACCGTTGACTTTGTTTTTGTTAAATTGGATTCAATTGAAACAAAAAGAAACTCAAATTTTTCTACGGTTTCTATATTTCTATATGCATTATTTAAATAATCAGACATTATTTGTAACAATTCAACAACATCATCTTCACTTTTTAAAAAATCTGGAATATATCCAACAAAATCTGAATATCGAAATTGACCACCATCATTATGTAAAATAGGGTTCATATTTAATCCTGTATCAATACGGTTTCTGGCGATACTGTTAATGTTATATTTTCTGGCGATACTGTAAATTGAACTATTTCATTTTCATTACTATATTTACTTATATTACCATTTGAATCGATTAACTGCTTCGCAACATCATATCCTAATATATTTCTTACTAATTTAATATATTCTAACCCATATCTAATATAATCAAAAAATGCAGTACCATTATACTCAACTAAGGTAGTAATACTATCAGTATCAACAAATTGTAATGATTCGCCATCACTAGACCATCCTTTTATTGCTGTTAATAATGCATAACTTTTAACAGCAGTATCATTTTTTCCAGCAGAAACTGAAGCCGTATATTCATTATATATTGGTTCATATACACATTGCATTATTGAATGCCAAATAAAAGCAACAAAATCATCAATATCATTTTCTGTCAATGTTCCGTTTTTCCTTTTATTTGCAATATTAATAACACGTAATCCATTATTATCACTACTAATTCCATTATAATAATTTGATATAATAGTTGATAAATTTTCTTGTCCTTCTATCTGGTATGTTGATATTACAGAATCAGTTAAATAACTTTTTGTGTTTGAATTATACACATATGTATATGATAGATTTATATCAAAGCCATCTAGGGATATTGAACCTGGTGTAATAAATTCGGATGTATTATCACCCAACCATGTTAAATCATTTAAATCTAAATCACCATATCCATTATCAACAACAGAAAAAGAAATATTGACTCCAGCTACTTCTAAAAATTCATGTATTAATGCGTTCATTTTTGATGCATATATAGGAGTAGCAAATTCAGTATGTTCTTTTAAATATTTGTATAACGAATTCTGTATTTTTTCCTTTATATCAGTAAATGTATGCCCTTTATATAATATCAAATCTATTAATATTTTAAAATTATGTACAATAGGATAAGCAAACATATGATAACCGGCACCCGTTGTTATCATACCTCTACGATTTAATGTTCTCATTATAGTATCAATCTCTGATCCAGATTCAACAAAATCATATGGTGTTAAATGCGCGGCAAATACTGTATTATCCATAGGCATTGTATATGCATTTAAATATGGGTTCATATATGTAGAAAAAAATGTCTGTAAATCTGATTCAGTAGAAAACGGTCCGCTTCCGTTATTTATAGACTCTAAACATGTTGAGTACACATTATTTATTGCTTTAGCAAATTTTATAGTTTCATCATTACTAGGCACATTTTCATAATCATATTGCCACATATACATTAAGCCATTAACTTTAAAACCATCCAAAAAGTATTCATCAGATGATGTTGGATAATATGATCCATTTTTTTCTCTATATAAATCTTTTAACGCCGTAAACCGAATTTGATTCATATATTTTACATTAATAGAACCGTTTGCTAATTTTGTATTTAATATATCTTCACCAAAAGCATTAGCATATTTAACATCACTATAACGCCGTAAAAAAATCTTATAACTTAATCTATTTATTAAATGTTCTAATGTATTATATATTGATGATGCGTTGTTTTTTATAGAATCAAAAGTTTCAATATTTAATCCACCGCGTATATCAGTTGTTACTGCAATATTTAAATCATTTAATGTAATATCACTTTCAGTTCCATCTTCTTGTGTAATAATTATATTAGTACCAGAGGGACTAATTGTTGTTCCTGATATATTTAATAAATTACCAGATTCACCATTAGTTGAAAAATATTTTACGGTTATTTCTCCATATGGTATCGCAGATTTTAATCCATCACCAAATTTTAACATAACAGTTTCATCATTTGCTGTTATTATTTTTACTGAATAATTAATTGTATAATTACTTTGCCCATCTATAAATTCATCAATATCATTAATAGTATTTTCTAATGATGGATCAATTAAACCACGTCTATCTATACGCCAATATATCCTATCATCTATAGCATCAGATGGATCAAAATTATCCATTAGAGAAGCATCAGAAGATACTGTTGTAAATCTATTTTTTCTTTGTGTAAATGATGTATCATCTGTAGCATTTGGATCATTATCACCAAAATAATCACTAAAATTGGTATCAGATATTATAAACGATTGATTTTGCTTTCCATTACTCATTAGCGTTGTTGTTTTAAATGACCCTTCTGCTAATATAGCTCTACCTGATGTTAATGACATTAACCCAGTTAAATCAACATCATCATTTTTAGAATATGAAAATTCTATATCATCTAGTGCAGTTAATGTGGTTCCTGATATAGAAAATTGTGTTCCTAATGGTATATGTACTCGTATTGTATTATATATTCCGGTTTTTTTTGTTTGTATTCCAAAACTAGCTTTTGCTGGTATTGGTCTCCTAATACTATAGCCAAGCATTCTAGCACCTGAATATACAGATGGTTTTGAATATGCACTTTCAAGAAACGCATTTTCAAAGGACGATTCAGCATAAAAAGCATTCAAATCGGCATAACCAGCAAACAATTCTATTAATGTTCTACCATATGAACTCTCACCAAAATCAGCTTTTGAACCACCCTTAGCTTTTAAAATAGATATTAATTGATCACGTATATCATCAAATGAAATGTTTGTATATTTTCTAGTGGTTGTTGTTGCCATATTATTTCCAATACTTTATCAATAGTTTATATTATTGCAATAAACTGTGTATTTAATAATTATATTATTTTAGCATGTTGACGCACCCACGCCCCTAAAGGGTAGAAAAGACGAAAGACCAGTTCACCATTGATGAGATTGAAGTAGACAAAGATCATATTCATATTTTAGTGGATTCTGATCCAACTAAATCACCATTAGATTTTTTTCGGTTAGCTAAGATGATGACTACATATCATGCATGGAGATCGAATTGGTCTACATTTCTAAATATTGAAAGTCAAGGTTGATCGCTATCAACCCTTCCCCTAAAGGGAAGGGGGTTTCTCGCTCTAATAGATAAAATATGTATATAAACTACTATTATGGCAACTATTACATTTACATTACCTATATCAGCAAATTGTCGGTCAATTTCAACATTAGTACCAAATTTTAGTATATATGCAAATGTTTCACCAACTTTTTGGAATGATAAAATAGAAACCCACATTGAAAGAACAGAAAAAGACCAAATTAATAATTCTGATTGGTCACATGAAGATACATACGGTATACCATTTTATTACCGAAGACAAAATGCGTTTCATGATCAAGAATTATATAATAGAAAAACCCGTGCATTTGTTATGAGACAAGGTACATTTTTTAAATATTATACAACCACATATAATACATCAAGTGATCCACTATTCAAAGAAGATAATAATAGAAGTATAGATAGATTTTTTGATTTAGTTGCATTAGTAACTTTTTCCCCACAAGATGAATTATATGCTAGATTTGGTATACAATATACTACCCAATATGAAGTGTTTGTACATATGGGATTATTTTTAGAATATAATTATGCATCATTAAAACGCGATGGAATTAAACCAGCATGTAGTGAAAACGAACATAATCCTGTTTGGTACCAACGAGGATATGAAAAATTTGTATATCATGGTTATACCGCAGATCAAATATTCCCTAAAGCGGGTGATATGTGTAAAATGGAATTTGATAATGTACTATTTAAAGTAACAAAAGTTCAAGATAATTTACCAGATTTCCAATATAAATGGAGAAAATACTGGTGGAAATTATATCTTAATAATTCAGTTGATAATTCTACTAATGTAAGCTCTGATGTATTAAATCATCCAGAACAAGAAAAATTTATTAATAACTTAATGGGAAATATGATTGATAATGGAACTACTGATGATACTAGTAATGCTTGGGTATTTGATGTATCAAATACTGTTAATACACTTAAAAAAGATGTATTATTTAAACCTGAAGAAGTTGCATCGTGTGTTAATGATATAACCAATGATCCAAGTTATTATGCATGTCCAGCTTTACTGGGTCAATGGTAAAATTATAATATAATATAAACTTAATATAAAAGGATTTTTATGAACAATACAGAATTATATATTCAAAGCTTACATTTACTAAAAACAAAAGCAAATGAACCTATTATAGAAGGTCTTATTAAAGGATTTTCTATTATTATGGAATCATATGGAATTGAAACCCCAAATACTAATAGTTCTAATCCATTAGATGTAGCAAAAGCAACATTTGAAAATATGAAAAAAACAGATAATTTATCAGATGATGATACATTATCTAATATTGCCGGTGAAATAATAAAAATTGATAATTTAGATAATAAAAAATCAGCAACTATAGGATTAATTCAATTAGCAGAAACATTAGGAAAAGATGTTAAAGATATTAAAGACTTTTTTGATAATGCTGCTGATAATGATGCTATAGAACAACTTGATAGTGCATTAAACTATTTTATTACAAAATAAAATTATATATAGTATAATTTTATTGAATTGTTATTTTTTACATAATAACATTCATTTAATAGTATATAAAATTAATTAAAAATTATCGCAATTTAATTTGATCTTGATAATCTTGTTGAGTTATTGGCGCATTGCCAAATGCTGATGCTGTTGTGCACATATAAAATTTATGATTATTCATTAATTTTATTAATTCTGATGGTGTCCATGTTGGTTTATTATTTGCTTCTTCTCTATCTTCATAAGCACCTTTACCATTTGGATTTTTTTCAATATCATATTCCATTCTACGATAATTTTTATTACCTCTACCTGGTGTGTTATTTATTGGATCTTCTTCAATAAATTTTTCTTGCATCTCCGCTAATTTTTCTTCAGTATTCCAATAATTTTGTGTATGTGCCCTATCCAAAAAGTCATCCGCTTTACCACTATTAATATCGCTAACACCACGAACTACACGTTGTATTTCATTAAAAAAATCATGTCTATAGTCTGGATGTGTATCAAAACTTGATACAGAATTATAATAATTTAACGGATTCCCAGAATTTAATGGCATATATACCTCATACCTAATAATTTAAGTTTATATAAAGGGTTAAAATAATATAATTTTATATACATACAAAGGATACTTATGATAAACAAAGAAAATATACCAGCAGAATTTAATAAAAATAACCAACAAACATTAAGTTCTATGAAATACGGAAAAATAGATAAAGTATATCTAACAAAATTATTAATGCAACATAAAGCAGATCAAGAAAACTTTGGAAAAGGTTATCCAGTATCAGAAGATTTGGCTATTTGTATTGATATTATAATTAAAAAAACACTAGGATCTCAACGTTGGAGATCATATACGGAAGATTGGAGAGAAGAAATGTTCGGTAGAGCTACGTACTTGGCATTAAAATATTGTCATAATTTTAACTTAGATAAATTAAATGAAAAAAGTAAAAACAAAGATCCATATTATTATATTGGATATATTGCTACTCGTGCTTGCCAACAAAAATTAAAAGATTTAAAAAAAGTATCAAAATATATAAAATTTACCGAATTAAATGAAGATTTATTAAGTAGTTGTACTTCCATTGACCAATATGCGGGCGTTTTCAAAAGAGAAGAAGAAAAACGAGAAGATGAATTAAACGCTAATGCTGGTATTGAAAATTCTTTCGATTCTTTTAATTAATATATTGTATATTGTTTTGAATAAATGTATTAATTGCTTTTTTATTATAATATGATCCACCACATAAATGATTTACATAATCATTTATTTTTATTTGTGATACATATATATTTTCTTTTATCAAATCTTCATAAAAAGATACGCCGGTATCATAATAATTAAAATTATCATTTAAACACACCATTCTATTTGGATCAAAATATTTTAATGTGGGATTCTGTGTAAATATGTAAGTATCTACCATAAACATTACAGGAAATAATCTAATTGTATGATCTATATTATCTAAATTTATCGTATTATCTTTATTTAAATATTTACCACACTCGCCTACAATATATGAATCTTTTTTTACTTTATTATACATTTCATATATACTTTTTTTAAATATAATATCAGAATCAACAATAAGCATATATTCACTTTTTACATGATTCCTAAATATATAATCAATACACATAGAATGTTTAGCTGATCCATAATTTGATAATTTATCTGAATGTTTTTTATATTTATCTAATATAGAATAATTAACATAATTTTGAGTTGTATTATCTATTATATATAATTTATCATAATTATACATATCACTAGTAAAGTTACTTATATCAGAATTATCAAATATTATAATATTACCAGAAAATGTACTATTTTGTTTAAAAAATGACTTTAACATCGCTTGTACTAATTCTGGTGTATTATAATTAAATGTAATTAATGTTAAATCATTGTAATTAGTATCATTAAGATAACTTTCATTATAATTAAAAGCCGCATTATTATATCCATGTGTTAATCCACTATAATGGATAAAATAATCACAATTTATATCTTGTGTTTTAACTGGATTATCAGTAAGTAATAATGCATTATCTTTAACTTTAGAATAATATTCACTACCCGTATCACATTTACCAAATTCCAATTTACCTTCATATTTTATATTTTTATTCTTCATTTGTTTAATATCAAGAATTTGAAAACATGGGTGTATTCGTTCTTCCCAAGTATCTTGTAATAACACCCCAGATGTTATATATTTATTATTATACATATTTTCAATTATATCATCAAATCGTTTTTTTACATATATATCACAATCCATTAATATAACATAATCAATATCATTTGATATATTATCTAAACAATATTGAATCATACTTTGATGTGAGGTTGACCCCCATGTATTTGTATTATCAATAGGAAAATTTAATCTATTATTTCTTCCATCTATATAATTTACATTATATTTTTTTGCAATATAAATATCACCATCGTCTATATTTGAATTATCAGCTATTGTAAAATGTAAATCTTTTTCTAAATCATATCCTAATTTTAATAATGATTTAATTAAATGTTCAGTAACTATGTTATTATTATAACCAAAAGTTATAACTTGTGTTTTTACTTTATTATATTTATAATGTGAGGTAACAATATCATGTACTAATTTATGAGCAAATTCTATTTTTGAACCATAATAATCACTCATAGGAAATACCGAATTTATTGGTGTTCCATATGAATTATTTAAATATTCATAACACGAATATTGTTTTATACCTTTAGCATATAAATTTTCTGAATACCAACAATCATCAATTCTATTATTTATAATAGCATCATTTAATCCAGTATATATAAATTCATCAAAATCTCCTATCCTAAATAGGCGACATGCCCCACTATCCCACTTGGCTGAAATCATAGAATTTTCTGAATATTTTTCTAGATTTTTCAACAATATTAATAAACAATCTGTATTATATATAAAATCATCATCTATACACCAGATATATCTATCCTTATATTTCCAATATTTTTGCAACGTTGGTATTAATTTTTTAAATGCATATGTATTTTTATATGTCCAGTTTATTGTAACTGGATACTGTATATTTAATAATTCCTTTGGTAAATCTGATTCCTTATTTGGAAATTCTTCTTCACTTAAATTAACTATTAATTCATTAGGAACTATTTCACCGGAAAATATAGATTCAATGACTTTCGGTACATTTGTTATTCTTTTTTTCCAACTTGTCATTGATGCTATTACATAATATTTATAAGCAACATTTGACATTATTTTCATACCGCTTTATTTCAGAATCATTAGTAATATGTGCTATACCTAATGCACAATACGCCGACTCAAGTGCTTTATATTTGTTTTTTTCTCCATAAAAATATGCCAAGCATAGTTTATCATAAAAAAATGGACCATATGCTTCATTTTGATGTATATATGAATCATTGTTATTTATTAATTGTATTGCTATATTAGCATATTTTATTAATGATAACCACTTTTCATGTTCATATAAAAATTTACAATACCAATAATATGGTTCTCGTGTATCCTTTGAATATTCTATTCCTTTTTTATAATAGTTTTCAGCTTGTTCATAATTATTTAAATTTATATACGATTCTGATATATATCGACATGATGATGCTAATTCTTGGTTCCACGTGCCTATAGTCAAGTGTTGTTTCAAATATTTTATTGCCTCTTCATATTGACCCGTATATACTAATTCCCGACCATAATAATGCAAATTTCTATCATTATTAGGATCTTCATCTACACTAAATTTTAATAATTCTAAATATGTTTTTCTTCGTTCTTTATATATTGAATGATGTTCTAATGTAAATCCAGATATGTGAATACTAGACTCTATGCATTTACTTGTATTTACTAATACTTCATGTACTGCATTTATCCATTTATAATTATAATTATGTATTTTATCCGCATTGAATACTATATTTTCTGTTCCATTATCAAAATAATTAAAACAATACCGATATGTTGCTCTATTTATATACGGATATTGCAAAATAGCATTTTGTATATCGGAATACCAACCAATACTAGGATATTCATCAATATCAACCTGAAAATACATCCAATCGTTTTTTTCATTTTCATTCATTTCATAAATTTTATCCAATTGTTGATTTCTAGCAACATCAAATCGCCAAGGTGTTACTGATATCTGATCAACTACTAAATTTGTATATTGTGGTAATAATGAATTCAATTTTTCCCATGTTCCATCCGTTGATCCAGTATCAGAAATATGTATTAAATCTGCATCTTTCAAATGCTCTAAATATCTTTCAATAAATTGTAGTTCATTTTTACATATTGTATATACACATATTTTCATGGTTTACCTCATTATTTATAAATTATATTATTTTTATTATATTAATTGCACAGATTTTATTATTTTTATTTAATAATTATGACATGTCTGTATAAGAAAGCACCACGGCAGATTCTTGTATTGTTACACCCGTTGTTGTTGGTGCTGGCGGCATTATATAATCAGATGTTCCTGGTGATGTATTCCCCCATGAAGAATTTGTTACATATCCAGTCCATATTTTTTTAACATTTGTTCCGGCAACACCCACTGATTGGGATACATATTGTTGCGCGGTATTATCTCTATTGTACATTATAACATTAAATGTAACAGAAGATGATGATGTATATTTAACATATGCCTTATAATATATCCTACCAACTACCGTATTATAATACCGATGATAATAGGCATACATATTAGGGCATCTTGAACTATCACCGATTATCATCCATATATTAGACTCACTGGCAACACCATTAGATGGATCATTTGATGTATAGTAAGCACCCAACCAAAGATTTGTTGCTGAACCAGCATTCATTGAAATTGCACCCCCACCATATGGTGGCCAAATTCGATGGTCACCCGCCTTTATAAGTAAAATTGGTTTACCAGTTCCAAGTATTGGAAATAAATTATTATGATTATAAATATTAATTGCCATACATATTCCTTAATAACAAAAACATATTGTTGTTGATGATGTGGGCATATCAGCTAACGCGCCAACCCAATATTTAACAAATGAATTAGAATTAGCTTCTCTATATAAATAAATATTAGAATCAAACGAACCATCACCTTTTAAAAATTGCGTTGATGTCCCACTACATATATTATTCATATCTAAATTCATTGTTTGTGTTGTCATAGCAGTAACTTGAGCATCAGTATAGTAAAGAAATGATGTTGGTCCATATACTATACAGTTAGCATAGTCAATACTTATCCAATGAATTAAACCATTATATGCTGTTGTATAATTTGTATTAAGCATTATATATGTATATGTAGAATCGCGTACACAATATATTGGACATATTGATGTCTTTGGTAATGTATATCCTGATAAGTCACATTGATAAAACGAACTACCCGCACTATTCCATCTGAATGCAAAATTATATGTTGATATTCTATTTGTTGATTGGTTGTGTCCTTCTAATAAATAGAATGATCCTCTAGCATACCCACCAGTTTTTGTTAATTTTAGTAAAGCAACATATGGTGATGTGCTTGATGCTGTAAATTCATATTGTCCAGATGTTGATGCGGTTATTCCGTTAAAAGTACCCGTTGGACCTGTTGGTCCAGTTATTGACTGACCTGAAACACCTGTTGGTCCAGTTGGTCCAGTTTGACCAATAATATTTACATTTAGTGGTCGTTGTGTCATAGCAGTAACTTGAGCATCAGTAAAGAAAACAAATGATGCTGGTCCATATACTATACAGTTACCGGTATCAATACTTATCCAATGAATTAAACCATTATATGCTGTTGTATAATTTGTATTAAGCATTACATAAGTATATGTATCATCAGATACTGTGCTTATTGGGCATATTGATGTTTGTGGTGATGTATAACCTGATATTCTGCTTTGATAAAATGCACTACCTGTACTATTCCATCTGAATGTAAAATTATATGTTGATATTCTATATGTTGATTGATTGCTTCCTTCTATCAAATAAAAAGATCCGTTTGCATAACCACCAACGTTTGTTAGTTTTAGTAAACATACATATGGTGATGACGATGATGCGGTAAATGTATATGAATATATAGGATCAATGGCATTTATTTGTAGTTTGTATTCATTTGCGGATATCGGTATACTATTTACAACAACATTGTGACCAGCAACTATTTTATCTTCTAAACTTCCAGCAACATCACCTATTTTAGATATAACTAAATGATCCGACCCACCGGTTGGGCCAGTTATGGATTGTCCTGTGGGTCCTGTTGGACCATCCGGTATTATATTAATAATAGAATCAAATACTGATTTAATTACTGGCTGTACAACATTAACTTG